ATCCGTTACATCTGGATGCGTTTCTGATTCATCTTTTCCAACAATAACTTCTGTAACAATGTTATTGTCATCTAAAAATGCGTAATGTGCCATATATGTTTTCCTTTTCTGTTATACAAATGTTACTGTACCAGTACCAGCAGTTATAGTAGTTACCTTTGAACCACCAACTGTTGCTGTTGTACCAGTTAAACCAGCGCCAAGTGTAATTGTATTAAGTGTTGAATATGTAAAAATAACAATACCAGAACCACCATTGCTGTTCTGGTAATTAGTACTATTGTCATAACCACCACCACCGCCACCACCAGTATTAACAGTTCCTGCTGTTCCGTTTTGATTACTACCATCGGCGCCATTACCACCTCCACCTGCACCACCTGTGCCTGGAGTGTGACTAGAGTTGTTGTTTTCACCACCACCACCGCCTGCATAGGTTACAGAAGAGCCTGAAATAGATGATGCTAAACCAGCACCACCATTACCAGCAGTAAGAGTTCCAGCATTGCCAGCAACTCCAACGGCACCAGCACCACCGCCACCGCCACCAAGTTGATTGGCACCGTTTGATGCTCCACCACTAAAACCTTGACCCGCAGTATTAGTACCTGCAGTACCGCTACCACCTGCACCGCCACCAGAGCCACCAGTGCCACCGTTGGCACTAGCACTGTTACTGCCGTTGACAAATTCACCACCACCTCTACCGCCACCAACTGCAGTTAGTGCATCAAATACAGAGTTAGAACCAGCAGTACCATTTTGACCAGAACCACCAGCGCCGACAGTTACTGTCCAACCAGCACCACCATCATAATTGCTGTAGGAACCAGCAAGTAATCCACCTGCACCGCCACCGCCAGCACCACCGCCAGAACGACCACCAGAACCACCGCCTGCGACAATTAGATAGTTTCCTGAAATGAGTGTTTTTGTAACAAATGAATTTGTAGTTACTCCAGCAGCGCTTCTTCCGTTAGCATTGACTGGATACACAGTTGCTGTATATGTTTTTGTAGAAGTTCCGCCAGCAAAAGTTACAGAAGTTAGGCTTGTTGTAGTAAAAGATGTGGATACGCCACCATCACTAGAATTTCCTTCAATAAATACACTGGTTGCTGCCGCGCCGATAGTGCTTAATGTGTAAGAAATAAGATTTGTAGATGTAACAGCCGAGGCTGTTGTTGCTGATGTAGGTCTAGCAACACTAGTTGTACCTGATGAAAATAATCCTTGTGCCATATTAGAACTCACTTCCAAATAAATTAAATGAAATCAAACCAGTAAATGACTCAACACTCACAACATCTGTTGATGCAAGAGTTATTCCTAGTGTTAAAGATAACGAATCAAGAGTTGGTATAGAAATGTCATATGCAATGTAATGCTTGTTTTCTATTGTTGCTCCACCTGGTCTGATTGCTATGCGATATGTTGTTGCAGTTGGTCCGAGATTTGTAACAACCATTGTAGATACTACCGCAGAACTCGCTGCGGGAACAGTATACAGTGTTGTTAATGTATTAGCGCTAGGTTGGACCTGCCCTAGTACTTTGTATGTTGTAGCCATTTATGCTCCCATCAGCATTAGTGTGTCGTATAGTTGTGCTCCACCAGAGGAACCAGTTGAAGCGGAAGTTATTTGTCCTTGTGCATTGACTGTTATTGTTGCTGCTGTATAAGTTCCAGCAGTTACTGCTGTGTTTGTTATTGAAAATGTTGTTCCAGTTAGCGTAAGACCAGTACCAGCGGTATAGGTTGAACCAGAGAACTGATAGACATTGATGTCATCTGTTCCAATAATAAAAGTATCTGGGTCAGCAACAATCTGCACCCAACCAGTTCCCTCGTTAACAGTTCCATCTTGAACAAATGAATAAGAGCCTGGAATCTCATCTGACTCATCACATAATCCGCAACGAGTTAACACCCACGGCTCGCTACCACTACCTAAAGTAGTAAGGTTATACCTACCATTTTGAGCCTTATTAGTTTGATTCTTTACAAGAACACCCATAGGCGGTGTTGTAATAGACCAAGATGTAACACCATCTAGTGTTGAAAAAGCACGGTTAGTATCGGCAGTTAGTGTTGCCCCAACTCCTGCTGTTCCATTATTGTAATTTGCAGAAAGATTTGATGTTGTTGCTGCACGAACAGAGGGTCTAACTCTTAAACCTTCGGCTACTTCATCAACATATTGTTTATTTGCAATACCTAAAGCAGTGTTAGGATTAGCAGTTGTTAATCCACCGCTAAGTGTTAATCCAGTAATTGTGCTATAAGTTGTTGCCGAGTCAATAGTTGTGCTACCAAGAGTAGGGGCTGTGTAAACGCTAGTTGTAGCAATTTGAACCCAAACAGAACCTGACCATACATACATATTGTTAAGAGTTGAGTTCCAATAGATAGCACCAACAAGAAGTGTGTTGCCATCGTTATCTACTGTTGGAGCAGATGCTTTGCTACCAAGGTAGCGGTCATCAAAGTCATCATAAGTTGTAGCAGCAGATGAGGCGCTTGTTGCTGCAGATGCTGCACTTGTTGCTGCTGCTGTCTGACTTGTCAAAGCAGATGAAGCAGAAGTAGCAGCGCTACTAGCAGAAGTTGCAGCAGCAGATGCACTGGTTGCTGATGATGTTGCACTGGTTGCTGCACTTGTAGCACTTGTAGCAGCAGCAGTTTGACTTGCGCTTGCAGAAGTAGCAGATGTGGCAGCAGCACTTGCAGATGCTGCAGCAGCGCTTGTAGAAGCAGCAGCAGAAGCAGCACTGGTTGCAGCACTAGATGCAGATGTTGCTGCAGCAGATGCTGAGTTAGATGCTGTAGTTGCATAACCTGCAATAGTTGCAACAGATGCAGCAGCAGTAGAAGCACTTGCTGCAGCAGATGTAGCCGAAGTAGCAGCAGCAGTAGCACTAGCAGCAGCGCTTGTTGCGCTGGTAGCAGCAGCCGTGGCTGAGGCAGCAGCACTGGTAGCGCTAGTGGCTGCAGCAGTCTGTGATGTTAAAGCAGAAGATGCGCTAGTTGCAGCAGCGCTTGCACTAGTTGCGGAAGAAGTTGCTGAGGTTGCAGCACTGGTTGCTGATGTAGCAGCCGATGTTGCGCTAGTTGCAGCAGAAGCAGCAGAGATGCTAGCCGAAGTTGCTGAACCAAGAATTGAGTTTACATATTCATAGGTTGTAGCATCGCCAGTAGTTGTAGGTGTGCCAAGTCCAGTAATTTTAAATCCGCCAGCAGCAAGATTTGAACCAAGTGTTCCAGATGTAATAGTAGAACTTGTTACAGTAGAACTTGTAATTGTTGCAGCGGTTACAGTACCACCAGTAATTGTGGCAGTAGATGTAAAGGCACCACTAATGGTAGCGCCGTTAATAGTTGGGGTTGTAAGAGTTTTACGAGTAAGTGTTACTAACTGAGTAGAACCAACTACTGAACCATCGCCAGTTTCAAGTCCATGCACATGTGTTTGTGAAGCATTAGAAAGAATACCTGAGTCGGCATCATAGCCACGGGCTGCAATGTGAGTCTGTTCTTCTTTAAAGTCACGACCAGATACGCCATGGCGTACCGCTGTACCAGCAGTATGCGAAACAGCCTGTGTGCCATCTTGCCCACGAATAATTTGAAGTGTTGTTCCAACTACAGATATACATGTAACAACTTCTTCTTTGTTGGTATCTGGCGCAAGGATGATTGTAAATGGAACTGCTGGATAACCGCTGGTAGATACAACAGAAACGCTTGTGGTTGTATCACCAGTTGATGCTGAGGAAATAGAGTTAACGAGTGTGGTTTCAATCGCTGTGGCGGAAAAGTTCCGCTTGAGTACGCCTGGGTCTCCTGCTGCCATTGGGGTGCCTTATCTCTGATAGTGTGAACGAATAGGGAATTGACGGCGTTGGTTCTCCGCCACTTCTTTAAGACGAGTGTTGTAAACATTGAACAAGAAGCGTGCTGCGTTCTCACCGCTTCGTGCTCCACGCTGGTTATCAAGCACATCTGCTTCTGCAGATAGCGCACCAAGGCGTGATGGGTCTAGGAAAGAAATCATACGAAAGGCTGCACCATAGACAACTACATCTTCTGAGTAGTCAGGCATGCCAGTTACTGTTGAGTATTCTTGGTCAACCGAAGGTAATGCTGTAATATCAAATAATGTTGGGCGCTTTGAGTAAGCCACATTGACGATACGCCCTGGAACTACCGCTGAGTAAATACCAAGGGTGTGTCCAAATGCGCCGTTTGTTCCATACTGTGCTGGGTTTGCTGTACGGTCAAGTTGCCATGCACGCACTGGTAGCCACTCTTGAGATGGACCAATAACATGGTGAGTTACAGACAAGATATTCTGTATTAAGTCAGGAACATCATAAGTTGTACGAGCAGCAATAAATGGAAACTGGTATTGACCAATAGCAAATATATCTGGGTACATTGCATTAAGTGTGTCGTTGATAGCACGCTTGATTTCATAGCGTGGGAATAGTGGGGCTACCATTACCTTAGATGAATTGTCATGTGTTGCTGCTATTGTGCCACGCTGCCCACGACCCCATGGTGCAAGGGTAAGAACATTGTCAATGTTATTAGTAGAGTTAACATACATAATCTCATCGCCAATTTGAATAAAGCCACGGCTTACAACATTGGCATCATTAACAGAAATTGTAGTCTGTGTTGTAGTTGATACAGCACCAGTCAACCATGTGGTTGATTCCATGTTTAAACTGTAGCCGTGAAGAAGCGTATCTACGCGGTCAGTAATCTGTTCAAGGGTACTCACAGGTCAATGCTCCTTAGGGCTGATACTGCTGACTTGTCAGTGGTTCCTGCAAGTTCATTACATACTGAGTTTAAACCTTTGTAGTTATCTGGCTGACGAGATGAACTAGCCTTGTAGTTCAGCGCTCCTAATAAATCTTTACCAGTAGTGCCAGCCCACTTATTGGCTGCACCTGGTGCATCCAGAAAAACAGTACGGTCTGGATATGTTCCAGCATTGGCAAGTCTGTTTAACTCTGCAACGAGTGTGGAGCCTGCGTAACCTGTAGCCATTACCATTTCACCTTATCTGCCCAATACGCTGCACTCATCTTGCCTTTGGCAATGTTTGTAGCGTGGCGAGCCTTGAACGATTTTTGTCTTGCTGTCGGAGTCTTATCTCCGCTAACACCCTGCTGACCAAAGCGAATAGTTTTAACCTGGTCACCAGATTTAGCCACAACTACATGTGACTTTGTTGGATGACTTGGTGTGCGCTTAGGCTTATTAAAACCTGACACTCCTGCTCGCTTTAGCCTAGGGTCTGTCATTTGTTTTTACTTCTCACCGAGAGTAGTTGGATTATTGACCGCAGGGGCAGGGATGCCGTAAGGGTTAATTGTTCCAAAGTTGTTATCTGCATTGACGGTTTGGGTCCCGCAGCCACATTGTGTACACATGATTACATACCCTTCTTTTTCATCATTGCCATACCTTTTTTCATTTCTTTAGCCTTTGCAGATTTTGATTCAGCCCTTTCAGCCATTGCATAAGCCTTCTTCTTCATTGCTGGTGAAACCTTTTTCTTCATTGCTGGCATGTTATTCCCCTTTTGTGTGATTACTTTGACATCCCCACCGACACCTATGCAGTAGTCAGCAGAAATTTTGATTGCTCTACGAGCAGCAAACTCTGCTGCCTTCATTGAGTTTTTACTAAAACCAGTGGCTAATGCACCTAGTGCTAATTGCCCACCACTGCCTACTGCGTAGAGTCCACGGTCATCTCGTGACCACATGTACTCCTCGTCAATTTCATAGATAACGCCGTTTAAACACATGAGTGCATCAAAACCAGAGTTTGGGTCTTTGATTGCATCTGGCTCATAGCCATGTTCTTTCATTGCATCTCGTAGAGATGGAAGCACTTTGACTTGCATAAAAGCATCAAGTGGCATTGTCTTAATAAGTTTAGGTGGAGTCCATAGAAACTCTGCTATGTTGCCAGCAACGGCATCTCCTGCAAAAGCAAATACATAATCACCTTTGCGTACTGCCTTATCCATACCTTTGGCATAGTAAGGTTTGTCGTCATAGGTAGTCATGGAATCTGCTGCCATTACTGCCCAGCCTTTTCCCTGAATACCTACAATGGCAGTCATGTTTACCCCTTAAAACTATTGGTGTTTGCATCGTAGGCTTTGCCTACTTTATTTGAATCATCTATTGCTTTTTGCACCTGCCTAGTAGAGGTTCCTGCTGGCTGTATTCCTTGTTTGCGAGCATCTCTATAAAGGTTTAATTCTTTATCCCATTTCTTTTGGGACATATTCTTATTGCTTGCAGCATCTCCTGGGGATAGTTGGAGAGTGCGAGCCTTGCACCCAAAGCATGGGCAAAATTCTGAATCAATGTGGTCTGGATTTTCTTTTGTTATACCTGAGTCCAACCATGGTTCTTGTGAGGTGGCATCGCACTCAGTGCAGCCATACAACTCAACCTTAAAAATCATTTGTCCATCTATTAAATTGTAACCTTCTTTTACTACCTTGCCTATATGTCCATCGGCTAAGCAATTATATTTCTGTAATGTATTCTCCATAGTTGCCCCCGATGCTTGGATTTGTTAGACGATTCTTAGTTGCTTCGTCAATAATATATTCATGTCCACCTAAGTAGACTTCTGTTGCTGTAGCAATTTCAGTTTGTGCGGGGTAGCGATAAGAGGAATACATACCATTTATCATCATTACTGTTACGCCACGAGCAATAGAATAACGCTCTAAGAGTCGGTGCCAGCCCATAGGTGTTTCTTCAACACTGGGTGTTATGAATAAATACTCTGCCACTGTCTCTCCTTTATTGGTGTAGAGAGAGGGCGAGCGAACTCGCCCCCTCAACTACAATTACTTTATGCAGAGATGGATGAACCAGTCTCAATGCGGTAAAGTGCTGCTTCACGGTAAAGTGAGAAGCCAAGTACGCCGTACCAACCGATTGGTCGGAAGCGGAGCAACTTGTCTGTAACTGGTCCGATGACAACATTTGGTTCCTGTGCAACTGCCTCAGCAAGCGCTTGCTTTCCAGCAATGATTGTGCGGTAGTTAGCAGTAACAGGAGTTACTGTTACAACTGTTGATACTGTAACTGCAGCAGTGTTTGCTGTGTCTACAGTAATTGTTGCGGTTGAACCTGATGTTACGATTGAAACAATCTTTGCACCAGATGCAATACCTGTTCCTGCAATCTTGTCTCCTGCTTCTGCCTGGAGAGCGATTACAGATGTTGCAGCAACACCAAAAGTAAGACCTGCGGATGTTCCAGCAACAGTTACTGCTGTTGTAGCAAGTGCTGTTGCATCTGCACCGTCTACGCCACGGTACATACGAGGTGTCTCAACAAAGAAAGCGCCTTCGTAAGTTCCGATTGAGCCAGCCCAGAAGTTTCCTGTGCCTGTCTCTGCGTACTTGTGCATGTCGTTCCATCCACCAACACCTGTTTCAGCACGAAGGTCGTGTGAAACTTCTGGGTGGATACCTGTCCAGTAAAGTGAACCTTCACGAGGAACAGCCTTGTTTGAACGAAGTTTAGCAACTGCACGGCGGATGTTAGCAGCAGTGATTGTGTCTGATGCTGTGATTGTTGCTGTTGAAGTACGAGTTCCACCGTAGATAACATTTGTTCCTTGGCGGAGAGTGTTCATGGCTAGACGGTCTAGTGAGTCAGCCATGTTGTAAGCGATGATGTCTGCTACTGCAGGGTCAACATCTGAGAGTGAGAATAGTTGCAACTTGCGTGTAACGAGTGAGGCATTGCCGTATTCGTTAAGTGTAACTGCAACTGTTGTAACATCTGACAGTGCTACTGCATCTGGGTCAGTTGTTTCTGATAGTGATGCTGTTGCTGGTGCAAGGTCGTTGTAAATTGAGAATACAACACTTGAACCTGGCATTGCCTGTTGAGCAGGGCGCTTGTCGGCTACTGAACGAATCAGTGGCTGTGAACGAAGCGCAAACTCTACATAGCGGTCATACGCGGTTTTGATTAAGCCAGCGAGTGCTGACGAATCTGTGTATGCCATGTGGGTTCACCTCCTGGTGATTGGTAGTTTGAGTTATTGAACTGAAACACCGAGTAATGCGTTAAGTTCTGCAGCATTTTTAACATTAGCCATCTTTGCGTACATATCTTCATCCATCCCTGGTGGGGTGCCTGTTGATACGACATCATTGATGCGCTTCTGTGCTTGTAATGCTGGGTTGTTTGATGCCTGGCTCTCGCCTTCGTTGGCATTTTGGTTAACACCGAATACATCGCCATATTCATTAAGCCAGTTATTAACTGCTTCTTCCGAAGCATCTAAGTCCTGAGGTATGAACGCTGCGACCTTTGGGTTAATACCCTTTGCAGTCAACACATCCTTTACGGTGCGTTGACGAGTCTGATTCTTTAGAGTTGTTGCTTCTACTTCGAGTTCTTTCAAACGCTTTTCTAGCGTTTTGTTTACTCTGCGTAATTGCTTGACAACATCCTGAGGTTCAAAGTCCTCATCGAAATCGTCATCGTCATAATTGGTAGCCATCTACCTATCTCCCTTGTTAGTTGTTGTATTCGCAATCCACACCACGGTTCGGGGAAACCATGCTGGCTATTGCTCCTAGTCTTGTACGCCCCCCTGGGCTAGTCGGTCAGGGTGGGGATTCTTTATATGTTGGAACTGGTGCGAAGTGAAGATGCACTCAATCCGCTTGAGCCACCAAAGCGTGCTTGTTCACGCTTTGCTCTTTTTGTAGATGCCATGATTGCTCTTTGGTCGCCCTCTAATATGGCATCTAATGCTTCTCTGTCTGAGTATGCTTCCTTATCAAGGTAAGCCAGTCTTGTTTGTGTTTGAGCAAGTGTTGATGCTTGACCAAATGCTTTAGTCATATCTGATTCACTAAGTTTAGCATACGCTTCCTGAACTCCAAGTTGCTCAGCCTCTGCCATGCCGAAGTCAGCAAATCCATAAGTCTTACCAAGACCTGCAATTGAAGCAGCCTTAGCAGCCTTCTGTAGCAGTGGCAAAGCCTTATCAGGGTTAAGGAAGTAAGCAGTAATTGCACCTTCGCCAACCTTGTAGAAATCCATAAGAGCGTTGCGAACATTTGGGTCAGCAGCACGGGCTAAGTCTTGAGCCATCTGTGCTCTGTCTTGTACCTCTTTTGGAGATACTTCGTTTTCAATCATTTTACCCATGGTTGCACGGTCATCATAGAAACCAGAAGGCAGGTCAAAGAATCTTAAAGTTTCAACTATTTGATTTTCAAGCCCAATGTACTGAGCCTCTGTAATAGTGCGATTCTTTGTACGAAGTTTTGCCATACCAGGAAAGCGTAGTTTGTATGCTGGTTGGTCATAGAGTTCAATAAGAGTCTGTGCCTCAGAAACATCGTTCATAATACTGTCGCTAATAAATGTAGCAAAGGCTGGGTCATCAATACCTTGGGTCTTAAAAAGATTGATTAATTTATCTTTAGCAGCAACCTTGACTGCAAACTTATTATCTGCCTCAGTTGTAGTTGCTTTTGCTTCACCTGCCGCAAAAGCCTTATCAATGTCAGCCTGAGTAAATCCACTAGAAAACCCTGTAGCGCCTCCTGGCATGGCACCAGTGGCTCCTCCGCCACCTACCTGCCCTGGAGGGGTTCCAGCACCACCTGTTCCTGTTCCGTCACTACCAGTTACTGGTGGAGTTGGAGTTACTGGTGGTTCAGGAGTTACTGGAGGTTCAGTAGTTGGTCCACCTGTGGGTGGAGTAGGTGTAGGTGTTTCTGCTGGAGCCTTAGGAGCAGCAGGGGCAATGTTAATTTTGGTGTTAGACCAAATCATATTGCCCTTGTCATACTTAGGGTCTTTCATAAGAACAGGATTTAAGTCTCTAATTTCTTTAAGAGTTAAACCATTAGCCTTTGCAATGGCAGAAAGCGTGTCGCCTTTTTCTACACGAACTGCTGTGTCTGGAGTCTTTTTATCTGGTACTGCCATTATGACACCATCCCAAACTTAGTCAACATTGCTTTGCCGTAATTCATATAAGTCTCATCAGCGTTTTTTGTAAATTGCCATCTTGGGTCTGCTTTAACCATCTTTGCTGCTTCCCACAATGGTCGAGCAACAATCTTGCTTTGGTCCTTAGGGTCAACAGATTGAAAAATCTTTCCATCTTTAAACAATGGGTCATCCCATTTAATAGTGTCAGGGTCAACCTCTAGCAACTCTGCAGCCTTTTGGCGGTAGTTGGAAGTTAAATCCCAAAGGGTTACACCTGCGTTAATCTGGTCTGCAAAGACACCATATTTGATAGCGGTGTTCTTGCGAATCTCCGCTTTGATGTCATCAACAGATGAGCGAACACGAACACCGTTCTTATCTGTAAGACCCATAAGGCGCTGCGTGTAGTTTGTTCTATCACCAGCGGTAAGGTTCATGCCCATTGTCTGTGCCCAGTCAGCAACATCCTGAGTCTGTGCAGAGTAAAGTCCACCTTTAATCTTCTTAACAATTTCAGGGTTACTTGTAATAACGCCTTCAAGTTGCTGTGGTGTCCAGTTATGAAGGTATGCGTTTTCACCTAAGGCTGATATGTAACTAGATATTGCTGGGTCAGAAGCATCTAAACCTAGGTCTGATGCAGTCTTAGATGCTATTTGACGAAACTCGTTAACGCCTTCACGGTATGCGTTTTCGCCACCTTTGATACGGTCAATAAGTTTTTGAGCCACTGTTGGTCCGTTTAAACGGTACCACTCAGTGTCATTAATCATTGTGGCAATCGTGCCAGCATCATATTTAAATGAGCCGTCAGAGTTGCGAACCTTTTGGTAGACAGCGTTAAGTTCAGGAATAGTTGTTAAAGCAGTAATAATCCATGTTGCCATAGGAGGGGCATCTGTTTCTACAAGACCAGCCTTGTATTTTTTGCCACCGTATTCACCAGTAAATGGTTTGCCATCCTTGAGAAGGATACCGCCGATTGATTCCATTGCCATTACGATTTAAGTCCTAACGCTTTGACCAGAGCATTACCAAACACATCTGCTGTTTGGAACTCTGCGTATCGTGGGTCTTGCTTTGCATAAGCCTCAGCATCTGCAAGAACATCTGACTGACCATAACCTGGTGTTGATTTAACTCTAGTTGTATTACCAGTAGTTGTGCGTACTGTCTTGCTTGGGTTCTTTGCTTCTTTCTTGCGAACATCAGCAATGAACTTATTGATTACTGAATCATCAATGTTTGTTAAACCAAGAGATGCACCTAGTTGGCGCTTAAGCAATGTTGTAATATCAGCCTTAGCCATAGTGCTTTCATCAATGGTAGTAGTAGTCTGGCTACCGCTACCTGTTAATCCTTTTTGAATATCTAGTAATTGCCATGGGCTAACCACATTGCCAGCACGAGAATAATCCTCTGATAACTTACCGTAGGTGTTCCAGGCAGTCTGAACTTGAGTTAAATCTGCAGTTGGAGAAAGAACTCCAGCATCAACAAACTTTTGTTTAGCAGCAACAATACCATCAGCATCTACTGGAAAGGATTTTTTCCAATCTGAAAGGCTAACAATTTTCTTGCCGCCAATAACTTGCCCACCTCTTTTGAGTGTAATTTGCTTGGTTTCATCTCCAGTAAAAACTCCCACATTACCTATACCACTTAGCGTTGTTGATAGACCATATTTTGCCATAACAGCACCAACATTGTTTTGAGTAATGCCAATCTGTTTGGCTGTTTCTCCTGATAAAAGTGCTCCAACAGGTAAACCTTGAGCATCGGCTTGAGCAATTGCATCAACAAGTTGTGCTTCCGCTGCTGCCTCTGTGCTATTAGGGTCAATGACAGGGGCTTGGTTACCTGTCACAATTGCGTTATAGATACCAACACCTGATGCTGCTGCTGCAGTTCCGTAAACTCTTTTTTTAGTTATGAGTTTTTTCTTGCCTGCTTTTGCTGTTTCTTCT